CCCCCCCCTACCCCCCCGGAGACTAGGGTCCACTAGGCTAGGGGCGATATGGCTGCACTAGATACACGCTTTCAATGGATGAGAAAAATTGGAGATTTTGCAATCGCTGTAACTACTTATAAGCACACACAAAAGGACCCATCTGATGAAGATCACAAAAAACCGACTCAAAAAAATAATCGCAGAAGAAATTTCCAGATTTGAGGAGGCAGAGCAACCCCTTCAAAAGCTCGCCAAGGACATTGAAAAAAAAGGTACAGAAGGCGACTTTTCCGAGTGGTGTGGTAAAGATGGCGTCACGCAAGCCTGCATAGACCGTGCTGCCAAGATGGGCGGTAAGCGTGCTAAACAAGCAAGCCTCGCAGTTACATTCTCCAAGGCCAAGGGTGGTGGTCCCAGCTTAACATACCCAACCAAGGAAGAGCTTATGAAAGAAGGCGCAACAAACGAAGAGTGGGAAATGGTCGATGCCATGATCCAGGCCATGGGCCACGAGAACGCCTTAGAGTCAGTTATCAGAGCGCTCCCATCAGACACCGTAAAAGACGTTGTAAAATATGTCGCCAGGATGCATGAATTCGACATCACTCCCGAAGAGGAAAAAGAATACGACGCTTGGACAGACGTCACAGACTTCTTCGACAAGGGAGAAGAGGAAGACTTAGACGAAAACAAAGGTGAGGACAAATAAATGAAAATTACAAAAACAAAACTTAAGCAAATTATTTCCGAAGAGGTTGCCAAACTTCAGGAAAAAAATGACGAAGACGCAATGATGGCCAACATGGCCCGTGCCGATGCCGCCCGCAGGTCCGCAGCCACTGCTGCAAAAGCTGCCGAAAAAGCCGAAGAAGAAAAAAATGAGGCTCATCACGAACTAAACGAGCAAGAATTGGCCATTGACGGTATGCTTGAGCAAGCACAAACCGATATCGAAGAAAGCCTTAACGGCCTTAGTGACGAATTGGCCGAAATGGGTCTCAGTGAGGCTGCTGTTGTTGACGTGCTAAACCTGCTTTTAACTAAGCTCATTGAGCATGTTGAGCAGGGCTTCGTTGGCCCGCCAGCCTAATCCGCCAATATAGGGCTCATAAATGCGATGTAAGGCCCGTTGTGCCAAATAGCGCAAAGTTCCCCCTTATTGGGCGTTGAGGGCAACACAGGCGAAATGCGGCGCAGTAAGCCGTATGTCTGAACCAAAACTACTTACCTTATGGATATAGATGAGGGCGAATGGGGTATTGTGCATGTTGGAGATCTGGTTACCTTAGATGGTGACGGTCTAACCAACAGAGAGTATGCGGCATATGGGTCAATTATCGCCCATTACCGTGAAATCGGTATTGTCTTAGAAGTAGACGTAGCCGATTTTTACGGTAGGCTTGGCAACCGTTTGAACCCCTGGTGCCGTGTTCTCTGGCAAACTGGTGAGATTTCTCTCACGAGTATTAGCCTTTTAAGGGTTTTAAACCGAAATGAGGAGGATTAGTACCAAACAATCTTGGTGGTTGTTTCGTCATCCTCAATGGGTGGCTTTAGTTTTTTTGCAACCTCTGCGATATCATGAGCGACCAACTCTTTGGTGATTGTGCTCACTTTGTTTTCGATAAGGGCTAGGCGGTCAAGGTAACGGTCATTAGTTACTATCTGTTCGTCAAAGAATAGATTAACCCGCTCTAATTGCTCACGTAAGTGTTTCTCGCTCACATGAGCGTGCCAAGCCCACACTGCCATCATTACGGTGTAGGAAAAGCCAAGTAGTGCTATAATTATTGTTTGCGTATCCATGCTAGTAATTACAATGATAAGGGATGAAAGAACAAAATGGACAAAGACACCAAATCGTTTACAAAGCTGATTTTGGCGGAATCTCGCAACCACATGATGATGGATTATATCAACCAACTCAATGAAAGGATTGCGAATTTAGAGAAAATCATTGAAAAATTAAAAAGAGAAGTTTTAATCTTAAAAAAGGATAAAAAATAAGTTATGTTTAAGGTTGGTGATCTGATTAGAATGTACGGAAACCTGAATGAGGATAGTCTTGGTATCATTACGGACTTAGCTCATAACAACATGTGTAAAGTACACTGGATGATTAAACCTGGTTACAAAGGGGAGCCTCTAATAAAATGGTATCCAATGAAATGGTTAAAAAAGATTTCTTAATTGGTGATGTGGTTATGCTCCGCTACCCTCACGACGAGGTGTTAGGGGAAGTGATCGCAAAAACCACTCACGGAGTTGACATGGATAAAAAACAATGGGTTTACAAAATCCAATGGTTAGACCCTAATTATCGTAACGGCTCTTCTTGGGAAAGGAGAACTGTGCTAAAATTTTTTTCACGCTCTCCTTTGTAGATTCTGGATAAAAAATTTCGTTTGGTCATAAAATGTTCGATACTCACACAAATAGATTTCGTGAAATTGTCCTCGCCGCTGAGATTATGAAGGCACTGCCAATTGAATCACCCATCACGCCCTTCGAGGCTAAGATGTGCGCCCGTGCGCTGTGGCAGCAATACCAAGCCGTAAAACACAAATCAAAAGAGGTGTATATATGCTGACTGCTTTTTTCAAATTTATTTTATTTTTGCAATTGATCGCTTTTGGCGGCTCTCTTGCTTTGTTCCTCCCAATTATTTTTCCCGCAAAAGGTACCAAATGAAAATTGAATATAAAAACGTAGAATCCATCAAAGTCGCAATACAAGACGATATCTATAAAATTCGTGAAGTTGATGGCGGATTACAAATCGAGTGTAATGGGAAAATTATTTTTTCAACGGCCAAAACAGAAGAAGCTGAAGAGCGTAGTCAAATGTTGGCCAAAATCCTGAAGAGTATTTGAGATGAAGTATTTCTTGCAAGTTGGAATCGGTGGGGCCGTTTTGATTTACCTTTTCCTCGTCGCCCTCACAATGTGCATAGAAATATTCCTCCAGGTGAAGCTCCCTCTTCCAATTAAAAACAATCTCACTCAATTCATAACTGGAGCTTGGGTCTTCTCTGTTACGTTGGCCCATCTATTTACTTGGACCATCCCAGCTTGGTATGGAAAATGGAAATCCTACAGAGATGAAAAAAGAAAGAGTTGAAATTGGAGATTTGGTTCAAAGTTGCGGAGGTGCCCTCGTTGGCTTAGTCTTAGACCTGAACCACACTTCGATTTATGGAGATGACTATGTGGAAGATTACGTCTTTATCCAGGCCAAAGTAAAGTGGGTTGTAAATCAATTTTTTCTTTTCTCGGAAATAGAATGGATTGGGATTGAATCTCTGGAGGTAATCTCGAAGGCAAATCAAGATGGAATTTAATATTGGTGATTTAATTGTAGAACGAGATGGAACCACAGGTGTTCTTATAGAGAAAACTGTCGTAACGTGGTCATCAGCAAAATGGACCACAGGCGGCGGGACAACTGCCTGGTATGTTCTATGGTATGATGGGTATAAAGATATCCTGCCGTGGGTAGAAGATAGGCTGAGAGAAGACATAGAAAAAGAAATAATCAAATATTATCCGGTTTCTATTAAAAAGAAAAGGAAAATTGATTATAATGAAAACTAATTATAAGCACTGAAAAAGGCATAAGATGTTTGAAATTTTACTTTTTTGTTCCTCTCTGTTAGCGCCCGAATCTGTTTGTCCCGATCCTTCAGGTCGTTGTGCAAACATGCCCATTTATGAAGATTATAATTCTTCTTACTCTGCGTGTATTTATACTGTGGAGAGAGCGTTCGAATTGGGTGTTGACCCATACATTCTCTCAGCACTCGTTTACAAGACAACCAAGTTTTCATCCAAGAAAGCGAAGAAATCAAAACTTTATAGAAAGATTCTCAAAGAATACAGTTGTGAGAAGCCAGGAAAGTGGATAAGGAGTGGTTGCCATCCATTCCGCATTGCGCCAAGATACTTCCGAGATCTGATAGACACTTATCTCGAAGAGCACATCTATAGTAAAAGGGATGATTATTATCATAAGGCATTATGCGACTTCTATAGTGTTGGAGGAAAATGTACTGCCAAACATAAGAGGCAAGTAAAACTCACTGTAAACCTCTCCAGAAGGTTCTTAGATCATTATACCGCTGGAGTTGGACCTAACCCCGTTCCTTACAATAGAAAAAGATATAATGGGGTTCACATACCAGATGACGGAATAGAGAATCCTAGAGAAGCTTATCCAAATCGTGAGAGGCTTAGATATTCTAACGTATCACCACAAACCAGCAATAACATGTCTCTCATTTCTTCAGTTCTCGGTCCAGACATAAAACTTACAGTGTTTGAAACAAACGGAGAGAAGAGAATTCAATTTAAAGCAAACTATCACGATGTAAGGCACCGACTCGTTTTTTCGGCTGGCCTAACATCCAGGGTTCTTCCTGGGAATTGGTTTGCTTATAAGATTGACATTACTCGTCATAAAATTGTAAAATTATATCTAAAATCTCGAAGACCCGGAAATACTTACGAAAAGGTAATTATCTTTAAAGAAGTAGACTTAGATGTCTTTGAGGTTTTGGTGAGATGATAGGACAGAGAATAGAAGTAGGAGATTTGGTTAGCGAATTATTTGAGGAAGGAGATTTCAGAATCATCAGATACGGCTTGGTTATGCACACCGATGTTACAAACGGAATGCAGAAATTTGTAAATGTTCGGTGGTTCTCCGAGAGATGCTTTCTTGGAGATGAAGAACTTACACCTCAAGCACAATTTATTTTTGATAATCTCTCTGAGGAAGAACACATAAACATAATTGCAAAAGTAACAAGGAGCAAACAATGAACGCAAATGATTATAATAAACAACAATTAGATAATGGAGACTTAACTCCAGCACATATTACAGCACTCACTGCCTTTTGGCAAGACAACCATTCTGGTTTAAGTGTGGACGGTAAATGTGGACCTGCAACACGAGAAACCTTAGAGGCAGCGATGGGACCACCTACTTCAGATGTTGCCAAAGAGGCCCTCGACGTAGCCATTGAAAACATTGGAAACGGAGAGGAAGGCGGAAACAACAGCGGACCTTTCGTTGAAATGTTGAAAGGTGAAGTCTGGGATGGCGACAACGATGATGATGGTGCGTGGTGTGCCGACTTTGTTGGTTGGTGTATTGAGCAAGCCTCAGATCGTCTTGGGGTAGACATGCCTATCCAGCGCAGCGGAGGAGCAAAGCGTCTCTTCAGAAACATCAAAATGGCTGGCTCTGAGGTTTCCAACCCACAACCAGGCGACGTGGTCTGTTGGGACCGTGGAAACCCTGGTTCTTGGATGGGACACATCGGCTTCGTTGAGAAATACGAAGACGGCATCCTTCACACTGTTGAAGGAAACGTAGGTCGCTATCCAGCAAAGGTCAGAAGGTTCATGCATGATGTTCTTAAGGATACAAGACTGATTGGATTCGCAAGGCTCCCATAATGGAATTAATTTCAACGCACATGTGCAAAGTCAACGATGTTGGCTATCATGGAAATCTATTCGGCGGGTTTATGCTCGCTTGGCTTGATGAGTCCGCAGTGGCGTTTGCCTGCCAAGCTTGCGAAACCCCACGAATGGTAACTGTTTCTATGGACAAGGTTGAGTTTTTGAAACCTGTTCGACCGGGTCAGATAATCAAAATCTATGGCAAAGTGCTCACAGTGGGAAACTCATCGTGTACCATTAAGGTGGAAGCACGGCGTTACAGTTCCTATAATGGGTCTGAAAAGGTTGTTTGTTTGACAAATATGAAATTTGTTCGTGTCGATGGTGATGGAGAACCTGTTCCAATCTCTACTTATGTGAAAGAGAAATACGGAGACATCACTAGATGAAAGATATGTTAGAAGCAATGATTAAATGGAGCGACTTTTTAAACGAGAACAATGAGAACGATATCAAAGATGTTGTTAAGGCAGTTCTTGTTGATGAAGAAGGAAAGTTCCTGTTGTTGCAAAGAAGCGACAACCTTCAATGGGACCTGCCTGGTGGGCACCTTAAAGACAAAGAGGTTTCCACACCAGAGAGAGGTTTGAAAAGAGAAGTAAGGGAAGAGACTGGTTTTGAAATAGACACCTTCTCTCCTTTGTTCTTTTCAGTTGAAACCAGATCTTACTATAGAGGAGAGTATCCAACTGACCAACCTCTCGTCCTGAGTAGCGAACATGTTGATTATAAAATGATTTCGGAGGAAGACCTTCCTAATTATAAGATGAGAGACGAAACCAAAACAGCAATTGAAAAGGCACTACGCTAATGAAGAAACTTATTTATTTTATTATTTTTATCTTATGTGTTCTCGGATGTAAACCAAACAAGGTAGAAGAACCCCCTGAAGCCAAACAACAGATGGCTGTGACGGTGTATACTACGACTTGGTGTCGCTATTGCGTTTATGCAAAACAATACCTTGAGAGAAACGGGGTGAAATACACCGAGAAGAACGTCGAGATTAAAGAAGAGCGAGAGAGTTTATTTGCTTTCGCCAAGACTGTAAACTTTGATGTAGAGAAGCTCAACGTTGTCCCCATCGTCGTGATCGGAGAGACAATCATCGTCGGGTTCAATACAAAAGAGATTTCTTGTGCTCTTGGAATTCAGGATTGTGCCCTGAGAGACTTGGATAAAAGATTTCGTAGAATAGGGAGCAGCATTACAAAATGAAACAACTACTTGAAAATTGGCGAGGGTATTTGAAAGAGGAAGAGGAGCACCATCCCTCCGAATATATTAATTTTATGAGGCGAGACTGCTCGTTGCTGGCACAAGCCATTAGTGGAATTTCTGATTTTCCCATGTATGGCATCGTTGATGAACGAGGAGACATGCATCATGTTTTTGCTTATGATTCTCAAACAAAAGAAGCGATTGACTGCCGTGGCAGGATACCATTGGAAAACGTGCTTGACAATATAAGTGGTGAAAGAAACACCTATCGTGAAACATCTCCAGAAGAAGTAGAAAAGATATTTGGCACATACAGCGATGAGGAGTTTGAGTATGCAGAAGAAAAGGCACGAGAATTAATATGAAACTCATAATTGAAAATTGGAGAAAACACCTAAGCGAGAGCAATGGTAGAAAGATGGATACGAAGGCTCGCCTTCTTTCCAGAGAGGTTGTTGACGCAATCAAGGACGAAGATCTTCGTGAATTTTTCAATTCCAGAGGCAAAGTCGCTTTTAAACTCGACACCGTGCTGCTGGATAAAATGAGAAACGTTCGAGATATGTATGTAACGCTTTATTCAGTCAACCCTGATGACTGGGATCCTTCAACAGCCGTTGCTGGGAAATACGAATACACAATGAATGGCGATGATGATGAGAGAAAGACTTCTGATTTATACATTATGATTAAACTTCCAAGAAAGTATGAGTTTAATATTCTTTCTGACCTCATCCCAGAAATTAAAGAAGCAATCCGTCACGAGTTGGAGCACAGCATTCAATCGACGGAAGTCCTAGACTGGGTTCAAGAGCGTATGCCAGAGGGAGAAATCTGGCAATCCCTCAAGGGTGCGTTCGATTACTACACCAGCGAATCAGAAACCAAAGCTCACGCTGTTGGATTATACCTAAAATCAAAAGAACTTAAGGAACCTTTTCACGAAGTACTTGACGATTACCTCACAGGCGTGTATTATACAGGTATGAGCTATGGTTTCAAAGAAGAACAACTAAAGCCGCTAATTCTCCGTATGAGAGATTGGTGGGCCTACTACGTTGATTCACGATATCCACTTTCAGATACAGGGGAGAGAGGGTAATGTGCATCATTTGTGTAGAATGGCAAGCAAAAAAGCTCACTTTACAAGAAGCATGGCGCAATTTGAGAGAACTTACTGACGAACTTGGTACTGAACATACCTGGAAAGTCATTGATTTACTTAAAGAAGCCACCGATGAGGAGCAAAAAGATGAAAGAGAAGACGATTGAAGAACTAAAGCAAGAAGTTGCTGAACTTAAAGAGAAAAATGTCAAACTAAGAGACGAATGTGATACTCTTTGGGACCTTTTAGACGAAATAAGAAGTTCAGATATCCGTAGATTCTCGGAACAACTCCAAGAAACAATCATAAATGCCCAAGAAACGGCGTATTACCGAGCCTTATTGAAAGGAAAAGTCGGTAAAGGAGACAAAAATGACTGATGTAATGAAAAGTTGGAGAAACTTTATAAAGGAAAACGAAAAAATGGAATTTCCATACCAAATCTACTGCGATATGGATGGAGTTTTAGTGGATTTTGCTAAGGGATTACTCCAGGCAACACACCAAGATACCACCAATGCAGACAAACAAAAGGCCGTATATAAGATCATGGCCTCTGGGAAAGACTTTAATGTCTTCAAAAATGACCCAGTTTTAGCAAAAGGTCTGAAGCACATCTATAAAGTGCTCAACCGTAACAGAGAATTCTGGGTTTCTCTCCCTATGAAGGAAGATGCTCAACAATTATGGTCTTTTTTAGCACCATTCGACCCGTATGTCCTCTCAGCACCATGGGATAAAGACTCAGCCGAGGGCAAATTGGTCTGGGTTGATGAGCATTTGAGCCCACAACCAGAAAAAGTGTTCTTGACACACGATAAGTTCAAGTATGCATACAACAAAGAGACAAATCTTCCAAATATTTTGATAGATGACATGGAAAAATACTATATACCTTGGGAAAATGCTGGTGGGATTGCAATCCATCACACATCAACCGAAGATACTATCAAAAAATTACAACAACTTATAAGAGGAGTCTAAATTGAATGAACTATTTCATCGTATCACAACACAGCCCAGAGCTAAAAAAAATTATTCAAGAGATTTTTGAAAAAGATCCTAACGTGAAGGTCATCGTTGACCGAAGAAGCCGAAAAAAGACGAACAAAATGAATAAAAGTAAACCTTTAAGCGGCATTAGAAGAGTTTCACTACCTAATTAAATAAAAAAGGGGTTACTTGTGAGAATTATTGTTGAAAACTGGAGAAACTTTGTTAAGGAAGGGGACATGGAAGAAGATGTGGACCCTCAAACCATAGACTTGTCTAGTTTTCAAGTGAAAGATAGTCTCCAACCTGATTTTTGGTCCGACGACAGGCTCGATCCGGACGTTCGAGAGAGACTCTTAGAGATTGCAAACGATTTTATTGATAGTTTAGGCTTCCCAAACATGCAAATTTTAGATATTACCCTCACCGGTTCCATCGCTAACTTCAATTGGTCAGAGTTTTCCGACATCGACCTCCACATTTTGGTTGATTACGACCAAATTGGCGACAATCCCGAGTTAATCAGCGATCTTTTGACCGCAAAGAGGGTAAATTGGAACAGAAAACATAAAATAATGGTTAAAGACCATGAAGTTGAGCTTTATTTTCAAGATGTCAAAGAGCCGCACGCATCTACAGGTGTTTATTCTGTCTTAGATGATAAGTGGCTTGAAAAACCAGAGAAAGAAGACCCAGAAATTGATTATGACAACATCAGAATCAAAGCAGCGGCCATTATGGACATCGTAGACAACATTGAAGTGCTCTATTTGAATGAAAAATTCAAGGAAGCGCATGATTTTGTCGTAAAGACTAAAGAGAAGCTCAGAAATTTCAGAAAAGCCGGTTTGGAGACTGGTGGAGAGTACTCAATTGAAAATTTAGCCTTCAAAGTGCTCCGTCGTAACGGATATTTGGAAAAATTATCCAATTTACAAGATTTAGCTTACGACGCAATGCTTTCACTTCAAGAGGAGTCATAATGGATGCTCAAAATAGACGAAAAAGAAGATCGTGCGGTCATTCTATGTCTATTTTCCATCTTTTTTATGAATGTTGTTGATGCTGTCGTTACCACACGATTTTTAGCAAACGGCTGGGCTGAAGAGGCCAACCCCTTTATGAGAGTCTTGACGGACAGGAGTTTAGTCCTGTTTGTTGTTGTAAAACTTCTTATGGTTGGATTGGTTTGTATTGTATACTGGGCTCAGAGGAAAACTCGGGGCGCACAATTTGCTATTTTGTTTGTTTTATTAGTATACATTGGCCTTATGTTTCACTTTTTATACAATCTCATCTAATTATTTTAAAATACAAATGAGGAATCCAAATTAATGTCTTTTAAAAAAATACCCTTTTTACTCTTTATGTTATTTTTCCTGTCTTGTACAGGGAGAGTGCCCCACGGAGTGTCCCCGGACGCATCATCGGGCGACGTAAAAGACACAAAGAACTATGACACTGTGGTATACGAATCCTTAGACCACATCCTGGGTGACCAAACAATAGACATCAACTTTTACTCAGACATTTACCAACAATATTGTCTGGAAGATACGTGGGTTCAGTGCCCACCATGGAATGAGCTTTGGTTTGCTTCTGCTTTGATTGATAAGTGCGATGGAAACAAGATCATCCAGGTTGGCCCATGCGAGTTCAGATTTGAATGTGACCCTTCAGTTCCATATATGGGATTTGAGGAGTGTGAGATGGAAGACGGCTCTACTGGTCAGCGTGATGTAATTTGCGACAAAGGGACTATTGTTAAGACCGATTGCATTTTATGTGAAGACGAGGTCTGCGACGGTAAAGATAACGACTGTGATGGTGAAATAGATGAAGGAGAATGGACCTGCTCTTCAGAATGTGGCCCCGGCGAGGCGTTCTGCATCGACGGTGAGTTGGTATGTATGGCTCCAGAACCAGAAGAAGAGATTTGTGATGGAATAGACAACAATTGTGATGGTCAAATTGACGAAGGGCAGACGAATGCGTGCGGTAACTGTGGTCCTTTGGCGATAGAAACTTGTAATGGTATAGATGACGACTGCGATGGGGATACAGATGAAGATTTGATTCAAGAGTGTTCCACCATCTGCGAGACAGGTTTTGAAATGTGCATCAACGGCGTGTGGTCTGTTTGTTCAGCCCAACAGCCATCGCCAGAAATCTGCGATGGTTTTGACAATGACTGTAATGGTCAGGTTGATGATGGTATCAAGTGTGAATGTACAGTTGACCAGGTTGGTATTTTGATTCCATGCTGGGAAGACCCTGTGGTTTGTGGTCAAGGTTATAAGATGTGCGAGTGTAAAGACGATAACTGTGAAAAAATAGAAGTATCATCCTGCGCTGCTCTTTGTGCTTATTTTCCAACACCAGGGGTTCAATGCGACCCCACAGGCGGTATGATTGTCCAAGAGACGTGTAATAATTGGGATGATAACTGCAATGACTTGATTGACGAAGACCTATACAGAGCCTGCTATTCAGGTCCAGAAGAGACTATTGACATCGGAATCTGCAAGCCAGGACTACAAACTTGTTTAGCCGGTGTTTGGGGCGAGTATAATGACCAGGACCAGAGCTTCGTTCCAGAGTTGTGTGATGGGGAGGTTCTTCCCCTAGAACAAGAATTGTGCAACGGCTTGGACGACAACTGTGACGGGGAACTGGAGGACAATATGAAAGAAACAGACATCGTATTTATCGTCGATATGTCTGGTTCCATGATGCAAGAAATCAATGCGATTCTAAGTGCTCTGACCACATTCTCCGCTTACTATAGTGACCAGGAGGTGATTCACTGGTCATTGATTATTGGACCAATTCCTGCTCCTGTAAGCTTACCAATTGAACTACAAGGTGGTGGACAGTATTTAAAGATTGAATGTAATTTAACAAACTTTTCAACTTTTTTAAACGCTTTATCTAGTCTGCCTGTGATTACGTTTGGCTCTCAAGAAATGCTCTTGGACGCCATCTATCTCGCCCTGGCACCAATCGCAGACATTTCAGTGGTCCCTTTTGTACCCTGGATGAATGAGTTAAGTTGGGTATTATCATACGACATACATTCTATGCCTCCTATTTCTTCGTTTGAACTGAATTGGAGAGAAGATGCGGAAAAAGTTGTTATTGTCTTCACAGATGAAAAACTTCAGACCTATCTCAACCCTAAGATTTTAGTAGAGGACATCGCAGGTATGATGGATACTATAGATGATATAAGACTTTACGCTTTTTGTCCTCCGTCAATTGCGACAGCACCAGTTATCGCCGGAAAGATTGTTGGATTTGGACCTCTCCTCGCCGCTGGCGATGGTGGAAAGCACTTCGATCTAACCACTGACGCTGAAGAGATGTTTAACAATCTTATGGAGATTCTTGATTCCACAGCATGTGAATAATGGGGGCGTAGCTCAGTCGGGAGAGCAGGGCCTTTGCAAGGCTCAGGTCGCAGGTTCGATTCCTGTCGCCTCCACCATTTCATAATTTCCTTTACTTTTCTTGCCTAGAGTGTTATAATGCTATTATTCACTCAGGAGAACAAATTGATAGCAGACGTAGTTGTAGATCTTCAGTATGGCGATTGTGGAAAGGGTAAAATTACCCATCATCTTTGTAAAACAGGAAACTACACACACGTAGTAAGATACAACGGAGGTTGTAATGCTGGCCACACTATCTTCCACGAAGGAAGGAAGTTCGTGACCCACCACATCCCCGCAGGTGTATTCTTCGGCGTTAAGTCTGTTATTGGTCCTGGCTGCGTTGTAAACGTAGAACAGTTCTTCAAGGAGTTGAACGAACTCAAGGAAGGTCTAGGAGAGGACATTGAGAACTTGGTTTTTATTGCCAACAACACTCACGTCATTACTCCTGACCATCTTGAAGAGGACGGCAAAGACCAAAGGATTGGAACCACCAAGCGTGGGAACGGTCCTGCGTATCGAGACAAGTATGCGAGAGTAGGAGTAAGGGCAAGTGAAGTCCCTGAACTTTCTAAGTATACTATCGATCTCTACCAAGAGCTTCATAAATCAGAAGATGAAGTAAAAATCCTTTTTGAGGGCGCACAAGGCTTCGGACTGGACATTGATTGGGGTGACTACCCTTACGTCACTTCCAGCCATTGTACGAGCGCCTCGGCCCTTCTAAACGGTGTTCCTCCACAGGCTATCAGGAATGTCTGGGGAGTGGCAAAGATCTATGAGACCTACGTCGGAGCCAAGAGCTTTCACGGTGATGGAGAGGTCTTTGATCGCATCCGTGAGGTTGGTGGAGAGTATGGAGCAACAACAGGCCGACCTCGACAGTGTAACTGGATGAACTGGAACTTGCTTGAGCAAGCCGCAAACATTAATGGTGTAACCCATTTGGTGTTTAATAAGATGGATGTCCTACGTGAAGTGAACCATTGGAATGCTTACGAGGATGGAGAGCAAACACAGTTTAGCGGCGAGTCAGAGATGACAAAATGGATTGGTAAGAAAGCCTTCACGATTCCAACGATGAAGGAAGTTTTCTTCTCGGATAACCCCAACGAAATCTAGTCGCTTTATCTAGTTATGCACACTACTTATGTAAGATGAGCGTAACTATTGAAAATAACTCAAATAAAGATCTCTCTGTTTTAGAGGGTCTCATTGAGAAGTATCTCCCGTATGCTCAAGAGCGAATGGGATACGATAAACCAGTTTCAATTTCTCTCATCTCAGACGAGCAAAATGCCGCCAATCCTCTCGGCAGAACTGCTTACTATGAGCCCGATACTTCAAAGATAACAATCTATGTTGACGGAAGGCATCCAAAGGATATGATGAGATCTATCTCTCACGAGTTAGTTCATCATACCCAAAATTGTCGTGGTGACTTAGAAAACATGGGAAGCACGGATGAAGGTTATGCACAGACAGATGAACACCTTCGAAAAATGGAAGAGGAAGCATATACCACGGGAAACCTTTGTTTCAGAGATTTTGAGGATGAAGAAAAGGCGAAACCGTTACAAGAAACTATTTATAAGGGTAAAGGGAGTAATATTACTATGAACAACGAGCAACTCAAACAAATTATCTTAGAGACAGTGAAAAGCAAACTTGCTGAAATCGCTGCTCAAAGCAACACAACAGAGGCTTTAGAAGAGACAACCGAGGTTGTTGAAGAGACCGTCGTCGATGAGGAAATCAACGAGGAAGAGGTCGTAGAAGAAGCTGCTGTTGAAGAGGCAGACGTCGATGAGCGCCGCAAGAAGGTGTCCGGAAAGGACGATCCTAAATTAGCTGGTGGTCGTAGAGGCTATCTTGCCGACACTGGTGAGAAGATCAACGAGGAAGACGCAGAGACAGTCACTGAAGAAGAGGTTGTCGAAGAGTCCGCTGAAGAGGTCGTAGAGGAAACTACAGAAGCTGCTCCGCTTAAAGAGTGGTATGAGGATTCCCTTTATGGCAAGCTCACTAAATTGTGGGCCAAGTAGGAGTTAAACAATGCCAAATCCAAGAGCAAGAAGAAACCGTAGATTACAAAACCAAGCTGCTGCTGCTGCTGCTGCTGCGACGGTCGTTGAAGAGGCCACTGTTACAACAACTAAGGCTGTCACAGAGACCACTACAAAGGCAACTACTGCGACGACAGCTACGAAAACCACTACTAAAGCTACTGGTGGTACTACTGCCACTAAAACAACAGCTAAGACCAAGACTGCAACAACTGCAAAGAAAACTACTAAATCATAATCAGGAGACTTTTTAATGGGTGGCGTAGCAGGACATATGTCCCACATTTATGAGAACCCTGGTCTCACTTTTACAAAGATTAAAGACATCTTTACAGCAGCCTCCGCAGGTGAATTGGAAGGGACAGAGAAGACTGACGGTCAGAATCTGTTCATTTCTTATTCTGTAAAAGACGGAGAAGCTCGTGCTGCACGAAACAAGGGCAACATTAAGACAGGCGGATTATCACCCGCTGGTCTAGCCCAGAAATTTGCTGGACGAGGAGCCTTAGAAAAAACATTCAATGAATCGTTTCAAGCGTTTGAAAAAGCCGTTCGCTCCCTCCCCCAAGAGGTTCAAGTAGAAATATTTGGCCCTGACGCTAACATTTATTATAATGCCGAAATCCAAGACCCTCGGACAGCAAACGTAATTAACTACGACACTAAGACCTTGAACATCCATGATGTAGGTCACGCAGAGTTCGATAGAGAGACAGGTACTATCAAAGATGTTGACATTTCCAAGAACGCTGCGACTTTGGATGCTGCGCTTGAAAAAATGCAACAGTCCATCGAAGATGATGAATACAACATTCAAAAGAATGCTATTAGGAATTTAGAAGGACTTGGAGATGATACAGAACTTACCAAGACCATCTCAAGAATTGAACAAGCGACACAAGCAGCAGGGATCAGCGATAATCACACTATTGCCGATTACCTGGTTGCCCGCATCGTACCATTTATTGAAGCCAACGTAGATTTGCCCGAGGACAGTAAAAAGCTACTTCTCCAAAGAATGCTTGGAGTTAAGGGAGTTACCTTCAATCACGTTGTAAAAGGTCTCGACAAAGAGAAGAAAGAAATCGTAAGAGCCATCGTCAAGAGTTCAAAAAAACTTTTAAAAGATGCCATTGCTCCAATCGAAGATATCGTCCACGACTTTTCAGTTGAAATGCTAAAGGGTCTTCAGAGTGCTTTCATTTTAGACAACCCCAAGGAGGTGAGTAGAATAAGACAAGAAGTTTCAAAAGCAATTGATGCTATTGAAGCTTCAGGAAGTGAAGAAGCTATAGCAATACTGAATCAACAGATGCGTAAGCTGAAGGGTGTTGAAAACATCTCTACGGCTGCGGAAGGTTTTGTGTTTGATTATGACGGGCAGACTTATAAGTTCACTGGTAACTTTGCCCCTATCAACCAAATCCTGGGTCTGTTTAGGTATGGTCGTGGAAGTGTTCCACCTTTATCTCTTGCCGAACAGGAGGAGGGTGGAACATTAGAACGTTGTGAGCGATTGGTAGCAATTGTACCAGGTGCTTTCAAGCCACCTCACAGAGGCCACTACGACATGGTGAAACATTATAGTTCCATCGTCGGAAATGGTGGAAAAGTTATTGTTATGATCTCACCAATCAAAGCAAGCGAGAGAAAGAGTTTCAATCCAGAAACACAATCAGACGTGGATAATGAGCAGTCCTTGGCTCTTTGGAACCTATACACCGCTGGCCTTCCAAATGTTGAAGTTCAGCTTTCCCCAATGCGCTCTCCAGTTCGTGCCTCCCTCGACTTTGTAGGTGAGCAGGCCGAGCCAGGGGATTGTGTTATCTTGGGAACTAGCACTAAGGGAGGAGACCAGTCCCGCTTTGCTAACAACATGCAAAAGTATGCTGGTGAAGGAGTTAGAGTTCCTAACCCTCTTCAATACGCATTTGACCCAACCGAAAACTTAAGCGCTACAGATATCCGAGTCGCAGCGAAAGAAGGCGACATAGAAAAGGTCCTATCCTTCGTCCCTGACGATGCGATGGGAAAGAAAGAAGAAATACTTAAAGTTCTCGGCTTATCAGGCGCACTGCCCGAAAATAAAAAAAAATCAAAAAGAGACGAGCTTCTTTCCTATATTCGTGGGCTAGTAGAAGAGGTGCTAGACGAGCGAGATTATCAGAAGGACAGCGAGCGAATCAAGAGCTACATGAAAGACTGGCATAAAATGCTCGGATCTGGCCCTCAGAAGCCCGGAAGCCCTTACACAAAGAAAAGACCAAGTAAAAGAGCTAAGAGCGGTCCTGTGGGCTTCTCGGCCCTTGAAGAGGATGGCTTGGAAGAGACTTCATCAATGGGTGGAGGAATGGGCGCTGGCTACGCTGGAACCAAAAAGAAAAACAATTTCAACGGCCTAATTAGAGAAGACGAACTCGTTGAGAAGATTTTAGACTACTTATTAAAGAAGATGGGAGCAAAATAATGCAGATTGATAGAAAACAATTTTTAGAGGAATTAGCACTTCGTGAGCACATTCGTGAAGCGATTAAATTTGTTACAGAGAAGAAACAACAAGAGCTTGATGAAGAAACACAACTGAGAGGAATTATCAGAGAGATGTTACTTCAAGAAAAAGCCGCTGTTGGCGACAAAGTTCCACACGAGAACACAGGAATTAATGTTCTTGAAGACTTACTTAAAAGAATTGTTCCCGTCCTAGAAGATGATTACAAGCAACTCACAACAAGTGAGGAGCAGAGACAGTCTTTTAGCGCTCATATCCTAAATGCTACGGAAAATACATTAGCCACTCAGAGAATTGATGACGATACTCCTCTTGAGGAACAGGAAGATGAAATCTCCGTCCGTGTAGGTGACGATGACAAAGGTGAAAAGTTTATTGACATCGAGCCAGAAGAGGAAGAGGTCGAAGACGCAGAAGTAGAAGAGTTCGGCATTGAAGGTGAGGATAAGACCGGTCGTAATATGGCTTATACCACTTTCAAGAAGATTGAGCAGAACATTGTAGATTCTTACGACATGCTCTCCAACAAAGAAGACCAAGATGTTTTCTACGAATATCTCCTTACCAACATCAAACTCTATTTCAACAAGTTTGAGGACGAGCTTCAAACCACAGTTCCAGAGCCAGACACAGGCGCTGAAGAGGCTGAGATCGAGGCTGCGGAGACAGGTGAAGAAGAACTGGGGTTTTAAACAATGGCTACGTTATACGTAACTCCAACTGGTAGCGATTCAAACAATGGTACTTCCATTGGGACTTCCAAGTTGACCATTAGTGGTGCAATTGATATAGCGTCTAATGGTTCAGGAAATGGCTATGGCAACGGGGATACGATTTTGGTTTATCCAAGTGCTTCTGGTCCTGCAACTTACTATGAGAGTCTTTTGCAATTGCAAAGCTTTGGCGCTGCCGAGGCGATAAAAAAGAACCTAACCATCCAAGCGGTGACGTCGTCGTATAATGTTACGATTAATGCTGAAAGAGATAATTATATCTTTAAGATGTATCATTACACTATTCTTAGAGGATTCATTCTTACTGGCTCTATCACGTTTGCGTGCCAATCTTCAAATGGAAATGATAATGCGCTAAGAAATAAATATGACCAATGTACATTCACAGGACTCCTAGAGGGGTCCGCTGTTAGTGCTCCAGGTCAATCAGAAGTTGTTGCTTGTAAATTCCAAACGATCACAGCCAGCGCTGCAAGTGTTTTAACCTCTGGAAATTCCACTGCGACTCCAAGATTTAACAGTTGTATTTTTCAAGATTGCCATTTTGACGGGGATACTGGATTTATTGTATACAACGGAATGGGTACGAACCAGCAACTGACTATTGATTCTTGCCATGTAACAGACTCTTCTGGTGGACAATCATCAATTGCGGGAACTAATCGTGCAGATGGTAATACTTTTTATAATTGTATTGTATCCAACAGTAATTATAATTCAAGTGGTTACGCAATTTATGCCGCAGACGGAGGCACTGTCAAGAATTGTGTTGTATATAATTCTACAAACGGCTCCGCAGCCAATCGAGTGGGAGGAGGCACTGTTAGTGATACTTCTAACGACGATCCTGGCTATGTTGACGCAGCCGAACAGAATTTTAACATTACAGCAAATGGGTCGGCCTACAACGGTGGAACCAGCGATGCAACAATTGCAGGTGATTTTTCCGGAAGTGCGTGGGGAGAAAATGTTATTTCCAATCTTGACATTCAAACAACAAGAAATAGAGATATCGGGGCTCTAGCTATTGAGGCTATTTGGAGAGTTAGTGCGGAAGGTTATAATTCTGGAAGTTTTGTAAGCAGTGATTTTATCATCCAGAATACATCCGACACAGATGTTCCTCTAGTCATTGACTCAGAGAAGTCTGGTTATCCTCAGACAAACCAAACCCCTATATCAATGAACATACCAGGCGTTCCTACTCTCCGTCATAGGCACGCTGCTTACAAAGTCACAACCGGAAAAGACTAAGACTGGATGTACTGCTTGCCTTTTGGGGTGACAGCGTAGAATGCGCCATCGATTGATGCGCTGCGGCAATGAATAGCAATGAGTTTGTTCAAGAACAAATTCTCGATGATCTCTTTACCGAAGTCCTCTTCGGCTTCTTCCATCTTATACTCTGCGAGCATCTCAATTTGCTCTAAAACATGAATCTCGTAATTAGACATCATTCCTCCTAAAAATTTAAAAATGTCTCCCAACTGGAATGCCTTTGCGTTCCAGCGGCTAACCCAAAATAAATTGAAAGCGGTGGGGCCTTGGGTTTTCTTAATAGTTTATAACCACACTCACTAGGCGTCCGATTGTTCTTCTTGTTATTGCACCGATAACAAGCAACGACGCAGTTCTGATAATCTGTCTTACCACCACGAGACTTTGGAATTACGTGGTCGATGGTAAGGTTCTTCTTGGTAGGTGACTTTCCACAATACTGACAAGTGTAACTGTCTCGCTTCTTTACGAGCAACTTGGTAAACTTAACTTGTGTTGGGAAGTATTTCACTCTACTCTTTAATCTGATAATTGCTGGAATGTTGTGCGTGGATTCATAAGAACTTATTTTTTTATCCCACTCACTTAAGATTTCTACCTTATCACGGAAGACAAGCTTCAAAGCCCTGCTCCAGCGAACAAAGCGTAATACCCTGTAATTAGAGTTCAGAAGCAACACTTTGTTTTCTATTAATGTCATTCTAAAATAAATAGTATAATGGAGCCCGAAGAGGGATTTGAACCCCCGACCCGCTGATTACAAATCAGCCGCTCTACCACTGAGCTATTCGGGCTTAAATTGTTCTACGATGTAAGTCCAAAAACGGAGAAGGTGAAGGAGCAGAAAGAATTTGATTAGCAACTTTCTTCACGATACTGGCCCGTGATTTTTTACAGTTTCTCTCTTGATCCCAAGGAACTTCAATGATTTCAACACCTTGCTTTCGTAAGACGTTAATCATATGGACATTCTCTTCATAAAGGCTGTAAAGATAGCCGATATCAATTGTTGTCTCACACTTTCTACCAGTCTCCTCTTCCATCCTGGCCTTGATTCGGTCAATAGCAATTACAGGATTGACCATCAAATGTACACAGAAGTTTGGAAGGAGAACCGTAGAAGTCATTGAATGATAAATACTTCGATAAGTCTGAAACTCATTCTCGCTCATAACACCGTTCTTGATTTGAAGCCGAGCAAAAGCCGTATCTCCAAAGTAAGAACGATCCAACACAGCATTACCATTTCCATTCATGGCGTGCCACTGTGCGTTTAAGTGCATCTTATAGCGAGCCTGAAGGAGGTGAATCTGCATTGTGAAGGCCCATCTACCCTGGTCTTCGTAAAAACTAGCCAGATAGGGGTTAGCATTGTTTTTTTCATCAGGCTCCAAGAGAAGCAGTGTGTCTTCTCCGAGAGCCTGTCCTAATTCTTTGGAGAAAGTGCTCTTTCCCGCTCCAATGATTCCTTCAACAATAGCAACCTTTCCACGGTTCATTTTTTCTCCTCAATCATCTTCTTAAGTGCCCATTTTGAATTCTTAGAAAGGTTGTCGTAAGTTTCTAGTTCTTCTTTAAAAATAAAAGGTCTGCCGCTGACTCTAGTCATAAACTCATCCTCTTCTCCCATCTTCAAACTACCAACCAATTGCTTTTCTTGGAATGGCGGGAAATCGTTGGTCTCACTGGTTCCATAAAGATATGCATCTTTTCCACCTTTGGGGATAATCAACACTGAATCTTGTTCCCATTCGCTACCATGGTTGATAATGTTGGAATTAAAATCGTTATCGTCTTTTAAGTTTACAACAAACATACTTTGTTCACTGACTTCTACCGCTTCATCGGTATCAAAACCTTCAATGAATGAGCCCTTTACCTTAGTAACTCCATATCCTTTTGAAAGAAGATCAGCTTTTAATTTTCTACTTCTTTCGTAGTTCTCTTTATTAGTATATTCATTTCTAAAAGCAGAAAGAATCGCACTATCGTGTTCCATGATGTGGCCATAAACACGAGAAAGGCTTGATTCATTAATGCTTTCACGCCATTTTTCCCACTTATCTAATATCTTCTTCATCTATCTTTTCTCCTTATCCGATGATTTCGTCTACAAGTCCATACTTCAAGCATTCTTCTGCGTCAAACCACAGATCTCGCTTGAGAATTTCATTAAGTTTTCTTTTTGGAATGCTTGTGTGCTCAAGGTAAATCTTCTTGAGAACGTCCATAAGTAACGTACTGTTTTCGAGGCTATCCTTCATCTCTTCAAACTTTCCCCACATTCCTCCTGAGAGTTGGTGGATAAGCATAAAAGAGTTTCTGTGCATAAATCGTTTCTCTGCGACAACACTCATCAAAGTGGCAGCACTAGCAGCACAACCCTCAACATAAGAATAGACAGGAACCTTGCTGTTCAAAATAACATCAACGCTGGAGAGCCCTGCGAATACACTTCCTCCATAACTATTGATGTGAAGATGAATAGCAGAAGGGTTCTCTGAACGAAGAAGGTTCGTCTGGTTGATGAGGTTTGTCTCAAGGTTTCTAAGTGTTTTGTTGAGCAACAAATTCTTTTGGCGAAGAACCTCAGAATAAAAATAGATTGTATTATTAACACTATCAACAACGTTGTTGTCGTCTTTTCTAGCACCCACTGGAGAAGAGATTACAGTATTCTCTGTATTGTCTTCTTTCTGGCTTCCTTTGCCTCCGACCCAATAAATATCTTTAAACATATCGTGTTACTCCTTTCGTAATCTTTTGATGTTTTGATAGCAACGTTCAACTAAACCGGAACTGTTCTGAGCTTTACCTCCTCCCAAGTTCCAAATCGTATCGATACCGAATTGCTCACATACTTCCATTTCAGGAGTATTTTGTTTGGTTCTATCACCACCATTTCCAAAATAGTCTGGCTTCATTCTCTCCAAAGCCTCGCATACAGTTCCATCTGAGTCTTCCACAGAAGTGATCTGAGAAACACCCTTGATGTTCTTCATAATATAAGCTCTTTCTACGAAGGGCATAAAAACATAACCCTTCTTATCTTCGAGCCACGCATCGCTATTCAGGATGATAATAACATCCCCCAAGCGGGAAGCCTCCTTGAT